CCGCCGGCGAGCACCCGGTACCGCAGCGCGCAGAGGTCGGCCTTCACCTCGGCCCCCGGCGGCAGCGCGATGGGATCTGGGTTCGTCGGGTCCAGCAGCTCGCGCATCATCCAGTACGCCTGCGAGCGCAGGTTCGCGAACTTGTACCGGCCCGTCTTGTCCCGCCGCCAGGCCGTGCGGCGCGCATCGAACGCCTCGACCTCGACCCCGATGCCCTCCAGGTGGTCCACCACCGAGGTCCCGATGCCGATGATATCGACGATCGTCTTACACCCGTTGCGCTGGTGCTGGATGACCAGCGCAGCGCCTGCAGGACCGTCAGGGACCTCCTCGCCGGGCTTCATGACGGGCTTCGCGAACCACGAGCCGTGTCGCGGGACGAGCACCATGCGGTCCTTGCCCCCGCGCGCAGGGTCGACGCCCATCGCGGACATGGGGCCGTGCGGGTCGTGCTCGCGCGCCTTCCACCGGGCCTGGGCCGCTGTCACCCAGTCCGAAGGGATGACCTGCCAGGCATGGTCCTCCTGCCCGGCCATGAAGTCCCCGTGGCGCATCTGGGACCGCAAGGGCTCCGGGAGCCCCTCAAGGGTGTCCGCGTAGCCGGTACGCATCAGGAACGGGTTGTCCTCGACCGAGCTGGGGATGAACGTCCGCGAGCGCGGGCGCACCCACCGCTCCTGGCCCCCGGACTCGATGAGCACCGGCAGCCCGTCCGGGACGATACGGTCCTCGCCCTGGTCGGTCACGTACCAGATGAGCTCCCCGGCCGGGACCGGGAAGAGCGGATGCTCCTCGTCGAGCCACGGCCCCCAATACTGGATGACCCACAGCCCTTCCGGGTCGGTCGGCGGGTTCCCGGTCGCGATGACCCGGCACCGCTGGCCCGGGTCGGTGGAGCGGTTCCAGGTCAGCAGGTACCGGTACTGCGACTCGGCGATCTGAGTGACCTCGTCGAACACGATGAGGTCGTGCGGCCGGCCCTGATACTTCTGCTCGTCACCGGGGTTGGGCATCGAGCCGTACTCAATCTGCCGCGGCCCCAACCTCCACATCCGGTCCTGGCCGTTGTAGTCGTCCCGGCCGCCGAGGAGATTGGTAAGCCGGTCGGTGATGCCCGTCATCTGCGTCGCCTCGCGACGGTAGACGATGGTCACCTGGTGCTGCTCGAGCGCGAGACCGCAGACGAGGTCGGTCTTGCCCCCGCCTGCGGCCCCGCCGAAGAAAAGCTCGTCGGCCGGGCAGTCCCAGGCCGCGAGCTGCGGCCCAGGCAGCGCGGCCCAGGTCGAAGTCCGGTCGAGCGCCGCGCGCTCCTCGGCCGAGAGCGCGTCCACGGCCGCGAGGGCCATCTCGAGCGTCGGCTCGATGAGCTGGGTCACCTCTGGAGCCCTCGGCGCATGAGCTCGACCTCCACCGCGTCCTCCAGGTCGAAGTTCGGCGGATACTGGTCCCGCAGATAGTTCTGCAGCGCCATCAACTCCTTGGTTCGGACCATGCTCCGGTCTCCACGACGAAAACACCGGAGCATGGCCTGCCCCGGTGTCTCGTCATCGTACGGGTGCGGCCGGCGCCGTCGGACCGGGTACAGCCGCGGCTTCAAGGCCTGTCTGGCCCGGGAGAGCATGGCTCACCTCCTCGGCCACGGCCAGTGCCACGCTCGTCGCCGCCGACGCCGGGCCAGACGCTCCTGCTCGCGCCCCTGCTTACGGCGCTCGTGCCACTCGAGCACGAGCAGAAAGACCCCGAACAGGCTCGCCACGAGGGCGAGCTCGAGCAGGAGCGTCAGCCCCTGCTCGAGCTCCACCGGCACTGAGACCGGCAGCGAGGGGATGATGTCACTCACCGGGGTTGGTGCGACTCGTCGGCCACGACAGCGTAGGCGCCGCAGGCGCGGGCACAGCCGCCCCGGGCACCCGGGCCAACACCTTACGCACCTGACCCTCCAACGCCACCACACGGGCTTCCAGAGCGGTGTGGGCAGCGTTCAAACCGGACAGCCCGACCTCCGCGTCCTCGACCCGCCCTGCAAGTTGATTCGTTCGAAGCGTCGTGACTTCACTTACCTTGGTCTCCAGGTCCTCGACCCGCCCGAGCACCTGCACCTCCACGTCCTCGACCCGCCCGAGCGCCTGCTTGGCCTGCGCCGCCGTCATGGCCTCGTCCTGCTGTAGATCGGTCATCCGGGAACGCAGGTCCCGCAGGCCAGCTTCGAGCCGCTCCAGACGCTCCCCGCACCGGTCCGGCCCGTTGAGCTGAGGGTCGTTGAGCTGCTTGCGCAGGGAGGCCACGTCTCGGACCACCTGGGAGAGCTTCTCGTCGAGACCCTGGACGGCCGCGCGCTCGGTCGTCACCGGCACCCCCAGCTCGGACTCCAGCTCGTCGAGCGTCGAACGCATCTGCTGTATCGCCCACGGTGCGTTAGCTTGGCTCACGGCGTCGACTCCTCGTCGGGCTCAGCCATCTCTGCCTGAACTGCGTTGAACACCCGATCGTCCTTCATTAAACGAGTGACCTCGGCCTGCAACTCCTCGTCAAGTATGGTTAGCGCGTTACAGCAGGCCGATGCCTCTCGCTCCGGGAACCGCCGGACTCGCTCCACAGCGCGCTCCAACGCCTCCTGGACTCGCATCAACACCACAGCTTGAATCGCTTGCAAACGTGCCTCGGTTGTCATGGCGCATCCCCTTCGTAGAGCGGCAGGTCGTCAACACCCGCGCGCAACAGATCGAAAAAGCCCCGGCGAATGACGAGCCCGATGGTACGGTCCGTCTCGCTCTCCTTCACCACCCGGGAGTAGTAGTCCACCTTCTGGTAACAGGTCTCGTCGTAACGCTCGAGGCCCTGGTCCGTCGGCGGCGCGGGCTCGTGGAAGCACCGCAGCTCGACCGGCTGGCGCCCAGGCGCCTGGAAGGTGTAGATGAACCCGTACGCGGTCTTGGTCCTGGTCGCCTCACCCGCGTGGAGATAGTCGTCCGGGTGCGGACTCGGCTCGGCACCACCGGGCTCCTGGGCCACAGCGCTTATTGCCAGCATGATTAAGCCCCAGAGAATGCACCAGCGGCCTACGTTATACATCACATTGATTCCGTGCTTACTCATCAGGTGTCCCCTACCTCAATCAAATTGTCGTAAAGAAACGTCATGGAAGTCTTGATGACCTCCTCGGTCCTCCAGTCTTCCGTCATCTGCAACGCTTTCCGCGCCATCAGCAGCGTGCGTTTGGCGTAATCAATCTGACGGCGCTTACGCGCTCGATAGGATTCGAGCGCAAGCATCTTAGTCGGGTACGCGAACCGCTTACGCGCCGTCTTCGACACCCAGCGCTCAGACTTCCCTCGCCGGAAGTAGAGCGGGTCCTGGAGCCACACACCGCAGGGCGTGTGCCGCTTCACCCGGTAGGCATCGCAGCGAAGGACGACCTGACCTTCACCGTAGTCGTCCTCGGTGATGCGCCACCAGAACTCAGTTTCCGGGTCAGCCAATGGCCTTCACCCGCGCATACTTCGTGTGCAGCTCGGCGATGCGCGCCCGCGCCTCGCGCTCGGTGACGAGGTCCGGCGGCGACGTGCCCCGGCGCCAGGCCTTGACGCGCCGGTGCGTCTCGCGGGCGCACCAGGTATCGAGCTCACGGAAGAGCGCGTCCCAGTTGACCGTGACGGTCGCAGCGACGGGGGTCATCGGCGCAGCTCCTCCAGTGTCCCGAGCGGTGCGAACCAGTCGACGCGGTCGAAGGGCATATCCACCCTGACGAAGGTCAATGCCGGAGACAGCCACAGCCACCTCTCGCCCGTCCATTCCATGAGCCGCACGTTGGGGCCCAGGCCGAAATGGAACCCCACCACCGCCACGGTGCCGGGCTCGATGTCGTCGGGGCCGGCGGGCGTCGGGTCGTGCTCGGCGAGGGCGGCGCGCAGGCGGGCCACCTCCTCATGCAAGGCGACCATGACATCGATGGTCGCCATGTCGGCCTTGCCATACTTCTCGTCGCGGGACCACCGCTCGAAGCGTTCGAGCGGATTCATGCTCGGGTCGGTCCACTCCGGGCAATACGCGAGCTTGCTCTCATTCTCGTCAGCGTCAGTCACCGTCGTTGTCCCCTTGCTGCTGCTTGTATCGTTCGGGAT